TAGGTGGTCAGCTAGGTGTGATCGGCGAGACGCTTGGCGGCTTGATCGAGAACGGTCAGCAGATGATGTCCGACAACCCCGGCCTGAAGAACTTCATGCGGGCGGCTGGTGGGATGCCAATGGAGTTTCAGACTCCTGACTTCCTGAAGGACTTGGCGGCAAAGGCCATGCCACAGGAGCCAGCGGCACCTGTAGCGCAGGAGCAGGCACCACAGCAGGCAGAGCCACAGTGGATGGCGAACATGACCCCGGAGATGAAGCAACGGTTCTACGCGAATCGCGGCCAGAGTCCCTACACGTTCAACATCAATAACTACATGAGAGATCAGCAACTCGGTGGTCAAGGAGGGCGGTAATGAGCCTGTTTGAAGAACAGCTAAAGGAGATGCAGGCCAAGACGGCGGCTCTGAACTTCAAGGACGGCAAGACAGTTGCCCAAACCGCCATGGCCGCTCCTGTTAGCGAAAACCTGCTCGGCATCGAGAAGCCAAGGCACTGGGTAGAGGACGCTCGCGAAGAAGACGGCAACATGAAGTTCTTCGGCAAGATGCTCCTCGGTGGCCTTACCGGGCTAACTCCGTTCCTGTTCCCAGAGATGATAGGTAGCAAGGCTCGATACGCTAACGACCTCGACATGTACAAGGACGAAGTGGAGCACGCCAGAGAGCAGGCCATGCGCCAGAAGTACGTTGACGTACTGATGGATCCAAACTCAACGCACAGAGATCGTATGGCGGCGGCGGCAATGTCCGGTGGAGTCGGAGAGTTCGACCCTAATCCGATCACTGCATCTCCGGGCGCGGCAATACTTGGTGCTGGCACTGGTGAGATTCTGCATGACCAGCCGGGCAAGCCGGTGGCACCACCTGCGGCAGTAGCTGAAGCTAAGGCGACAGCAGGGCCGATAGGTATGCCAGAGGATCACCCTCTGTTCTCTAAGCTGATCGCGGCGTATGCCGAGCCCACAGAGACTCGCACGTCGTCAGATGGATCAACCTACACGGTCAACACTGTGAACGAGGTTCTCGCGCAGTGGCAGGCAGAACAGCAGAGGATGCAGGCAGAGCAACAGCAGGCCGCGCAACCACAGCAACAACAGCCACCACAGCCGGGTCAGCCACAGCCACAGCCACAGCCGGGGCAACCACAGCCACAGCCGGGGCAACCACAGCAACCGGCACCGGCACAGCAAGATCCTACGACCTTGGGGCCAGTCCTCGATGGCATTAACAAGGAGCAAGCTGAACTGGTAACCGGCGCACCTGAGAAGCTGAAGTTCTATCGCAACTTCGGTCAGATCATGAGCGAGTTGGGTGAGTGGGATGAGGCGACAGGCGAGTTCATTCTGAACGAGGACACGACCGACCTGTACGGAATGGTTCAGGGCAACCCGCTTCACCCGCAGAACTGGGGTAGCAAGAATGCTGACAACGGCGGATTCGGTGGTAGCACTGAGTGGCTCATGCCGAGCGGCAACCGAGACTCCAAGGCCGCTGTCGAGCAGATGATTGAGGCTCTGACAGTCGATGAACGGGGCAAGCTGAAGGGTCAGGGTCAGATCACCGAAGGTGAGACGGCCATGCTACGTGCGGCTGTTACTCGTGCGGCTAAGAGAGGCATGAGCGATAAGGCCGCTCAGAGAGAGTTCACCCGGCTGTACAAGGAGTACATCAAGGCGATGAAGCGTGAGGAAGACCTACTGAAGCGTTACTGGCCAAACAACCCGATCCTGTCTCCTGATAATCGAACGGGCGGTTCTGTTGGTGGTGATGTCGACATCGATCTGGACGCATAAGGAAGCAAGGAATGCCAACTTACAGAATACGGAAGAACGGACGCGTCTACAGTAAGACCGCTGAAACTCGCGAGGAGGCGGTCGAGGCTGTAGTGGCCGCTGACGCTGAGTTCCAGAGGTCTGCTCTTGATGATGCGGACTCACAACTCGACGCCATGGACGGGCCACAGGTCGCGCCGAGAGAAAAGACAGAGATAGAGACTACGTTCTCAGATTACGTGGACGCGGCTGGTGCCATCATTAGTGGCACTGGCGGATCAATCGTGGGTCACACATACGGACTGGGCAAGGGCATGGTGGAGGCCGTCAAGGACGGCACCTACGGAACAGCCGAGGGCGTTGCAACCGTCAAGAGAAACGTCGATGAGACGACTGATGACTTCTCTAGGGACGTATATACCGAGGGTGGCGCTCAGGTGCTGGGCGGCTTGGCTGACGTAATGCAACCGTTCACCGATCCCACGAAGCTAGGCTTCGTTGCAGGTCTCCCCGGCATGGGGCCGCTGGCAACTTACCCCGGAATGTTCACTAGGCAGGCTGTCAAGGCGAGCGGCACAGACTTCGTTGACGCGGCTAGGGCCACTGGCGAGATCGTTTCTAACGCTGGCAAGGCGACAGGCAGGGCGGCTCTATCCCCAATCACCGTCCCGACACGCGCACTCAAGCGCAACATCTGGGAGCCAGAGGCTAACAGGAAGAGCGTGGGCGCGGCTGAGACCGAGAAGGCCAGAGAGCGTCAGGCTACCTCGCAGAATCTGCCGGTGCCATTCGGCCCGGAGTCACAACTGACTCGCGGACAGCTTACACGCGACTTCGATCAGGTTCAGTTCGAGAGAGAGGCGGCGAAGGCCAACGTAGTTGGTCAGGGCTTGCGTGAGCGCTACAACAACCAGCAACAAACAATGCACCAGAACTTCGATGCTATGGATGAGGACATAGGTGGCCCGGCGGGCTTCTATGACGACATCGAGCAGGGCTCTCAGGTGCGTGCGGCAGTCACTGACTACCGTGCGGCTCGCAAGAAGCAGAAGGACGACGCCTACAAGATGGCGGAGGAGGCTGGTGAGACTAACGCGCTGGTCAACCCCATCGGATTACCAGAGGAGATGCAACGACTGTGGCACGACTCCGGGATCGTCCCCAAGAACTCTGCTGTGATCAAAGAGGCGCAACGACTGAGCATCATTGATGAGCAGGGCAGGATGAAGCCGACCACGGTTCACAACCTCGTTAAGTTGCGTGAGTTTGCTAACCGAGGCTACAGCGCGGCTGACCCGACTGAGATGTATCAGCGACGACAGTTGATCGACGCGATAGACAGGTCTCTTAACGAGACCGACGCTGGGCCTGTATACGCTCAGGCAAGAAAGGTTGCGACCGAGTACTACGATGAGTTCGATAACTCTCCGCTGGCTTCTGGCATAGCCAAGAACAAGCGCGGATCAAACGTCGAGCAGATCGCCAGTGAGAAGATTGTCTCGAAGGTCACGAGCAGTTCAGTTCAGGAGATACAGCAACTCCAGCGAACGCTCAACGCGACCCCGGAAGGCCAGATGCAGTGGAAGGGCATCCAGTCACGATTCCTTCAGGACATTCGCGACAAGGCGTTTGGCACGCAGACAGGGCCGAACGAAGGCATTCCGTTGCTACAGCCAGCCTCGTTCAAGCGGCACGTAGCCGGTCTGGACAGGTCAGGGAAGCTGGAGGCGATGCTGGGCAAGAAACAGGCACAGCAGATCCGGGACATGGTTGAGATCTCTGACGCTATCGGCACGGCTCCTCCGGGATCGGTCAACCACTCGAACACTTCGTCCGCGCTGATGAACGCGCTGAACGGAATGCTCGGTATGGCCAACCCGAAGAACGCTCTGATCGGCCACTTCTACACTGGCGCACGAGACTCAGTAAAGGCGAATAAGTCGCTAGACGGACAATCGTTGCTGGAGGGTCTGTAATGGGATTGTTTAATATCGCTAAGGATCAGGCACCGAAAGCAGGTGCCGCTGTTGCGGGGATCTTTGGACTCGGAGAGTCAGATGAGGCAGAGGCGGGGCCAGCGCTCTCGCTGGCGAAGGGGATAGATCTGGATAGGCTGGTTGGTGCATGGCGTAAGGCTGTGTCTCGCGAGCCTGACATCTCTCCTGAGACGCACTTGCAGAACATCATCCACGATAAGAACTTCACTAACTATAACGACTGGACGACGCACGCCCGGAAGCAGGACGGCGGCAAGAACGGTGAGACATACTTTGCCGGGATCAAGCCACTGCTGTTGGATATCTCCAAGCACCCTAACGTGGCGAAGGACAACCGGCTACGCAAGGGTCTGACCACATACGCGCAGACTCGCTTCGCTGATCGTAAGGCTCAGGGATTACAGCGCGGTTCAGTTGACCCCATGTCACTACTCCCGATTGCTGGGCTGGGTGGCGCGGCGGCTATGATGAGCCCGCAGGATGCTCAGGCCGGGATCATTCGTCACGGTACGCCTGACGTGGTCAGGCTACTCCAGAACGGTATGCTCAAGACTGACTCGGACAGAGCGGTGAAGGCGGCTACGAAGAAGTACGACAAACTGCTGACCGAGAACCCGGCATTCGCGCACAGAGAAGAGTTGGCAGGCGACAACCTGTTCCAGACTGTGAGAGAGCAGAGTGAGTTTGACCTCGGGCAGGATGGATACCTGACGATGGACGACCTGAAAGACTACACGGTCGTGCCGGTCAGGTCTGACAGGTCGATGATTGGAACGATTGATCAGATAGGTGGGATTCAGATTCCGAGGGAAACTGTTCAAGGCGGGTTCCAGTTCCCGCAGTTGCACGCAGGTACTGGTCGAGGGTGGGGCTCAGGCGAGGGTATCGCCAGAGGTCAGCACAACAAGTTCATTCAGGCCGCAGAGGAAACCGGGCGTGAGGTGCTTGCCGCTGTCAACATGATGGGGCCAGACTCGATCAACTTCTCTACGCCAATCGCTCGAACAATGCAGAAGCAGTTTGATCAGCTTGATCAGATACCTGCCGCAGACAAGAAGCTGTTTGACGAAAAGATGCGAAACATTAAGGGCATGGAAGAATGGCCCGGCATCGACGACCCGAAGGCGATGGACTGGCTGATGGGTACGAACGGCGAGGAAAATATCGGCAAGCGAAGAACCGAGTACAGCACGCTCATGGGCAAGGCTGAGTTCCGCGACAAGGGCTTCCCTAACTACAAGGAAGCTGTGGACGCGGCTACTCACTCCGACCTCATTGATCTGAATCTCGGCGACTCCGGGATGTCGATCTACAAACCTGACCTGAACATGGATATCTACGCTGACGATTGGCACGATACTTACAGCCACGTCATGCCCGGCGAATACTTCGGCAGGCTGGAGACTCCGGTGCCCTTCGGGCAGATGTTCTCAGGTAAGTATGACTCGCTCAGGAACGAGGTCACCAATGGTAAGCACGAGCCACAGCCATACACGCACGAGCAAGCGGTAGATGCCGCCAACAAGCGCAAGGACGGCTATCAGGTGGCGGACGACGACTGGGCACAGCGCGTAGCTGACTACAACAAGGCTCCAGAGGTCAGGGCTGTGGGTGCACCGGGCGCAGATACTTCTCTGCTGTCGGCGCAACTGCACAACCACGATACCGCCGTCGCCGGGCACATGCAGAACCTCGGCATAGATCCGCAAGAGGATCCGATGTACGACTACGGCACGTTCCTGCCGGTGCGCGAGAACATCGTCACGGGTAAGTCAGAGATGGCGATGCCATCGTTTGCTCGGGATATGATCAGGGGTTTATTTGATATCGCTGAATCGCGAAAGAGTGGGGTGTTCAGACCGGACGGTCTGTTCGAGGTGTTGTGATTCCCTAAGTTGTTCCCTAAGAGGGCTACTCTCGCTGGCCCACATCCGTGTGGTGCCGCGTAGATATTGGCTCCGCCTGCTGGGCTCGAACCAGCGACCCACTGATTAACAGCGAGGAGGTCGGTCGCCGGTAGGCCATCATCTACAACGATTTCGCCCGTAAACTTTAGGGAACGATTTGCCAGATTGGGACAGTTTTATGCGGCTTTGCCGCACCTGTTCCCTAGCGCGTAGCAGGCACTTCTGGCAGTGCCCGGACGTAGGTCTTCCTCATGGCCGGGGATCGGTGGCCTGAGTGAAATTGTGGGTGAGCCGTCACGCCCATCGCCTTTAAATCGTGGAAGCGGAATGGCTCTATCCCGGCCTCACGCATCTTGCCCTGTAAGCGCCTCCAAGCGCTTCTAAAGGCATGTTTGCTGTACTGATGGGTCACCATTACCCCTCCTCTAGGAGGGCTCACAGCCGCTCTGAGGCGGTCAGAGAGCATAGTTAACTCCCCTTCTGACCCTTTTAGGCGTACTAGCCGCACATGGGTGTCAGAAACGTCCTCAACACGCAGGTTGAGCACCTCGGAGAGCCTCGCCCGGAGCAGGTAGGCCAGTTCCATCATCTGCTGTATTGGTGGCGGTGCCATCCTTAGCACCGTCTCGTATTCGTCGTCCGTGACAAGTCGCTGTCGGGGAGCCTCCCGGTTCAGCTTCACACCAATGCAGGGGTTGTCGGGGATCTTGTGCCGCTCTCGGCACCAGTTCCAAGCCGACTTGAGAATCGCGATGTGGCGGTTGCCTGCCACCGGACTCTCATACCAGTCTAGATACGCCCGTATGGACGTTTTATCTACCCTATCCAAAGCCACTGACCCGAACCTCTCGTTGCCCACAGGGGCATTGAGGAGCCTGTCGATGGCCTTACGGTAGTCGTGCTGGGTCTTCTCTGCGAGATCTGCGAACTGCTGACTGCCCATAAACTGGTGCAGTAGCCAGCCCACCGTCTGACGGCTATCTCCCACCGCCTCCTCGTAGGCTCTCCAGACCTCACTCATGGGCGCGTCCGCCGGGGCTATGATGGTTGTCTTACCCCACCTTATCTTCCCGTGTACGCGTCCCTCGTACCGCTTTAGCTTGTACCCATACTTATCAACCGAAACGTATGGGGGTAGCTTCTTCTGTCTCGCCATTGAGAACCTTCCTTAGCATGTCGTCCGTTGTCCGGGGCTTTCCGTCCCCGCCAATGACGAATGCTACACGCTGTTCCCTAAGCCAGTCCACGACCTTCGTTACCTGCCTGTATCCAGACAGGGACTGTAAGTCTTCAAAGTGCACTACAGACACGTGACAAATCCATGATGCTGTAGATGATTACGAAAGAGACAACCGCGCCTATGCCGATGAGGCCAAAGGTGTTAAGAGGTCTCCACACGTTCTTATTCATTCAACTCTGCTCCTGTAATGATGAGCCCCTGCTTATTAGGCATCTGCTCGATGGTTGATCCATTAACCGTGCACGTCTCAGCAGGTGCGTCTCGACACACGATGTTGATCGGTAGGCATGGTGTATGGACTCGGGTGACCCCGGCCTCGTGGGTGTATGACGGGCCGATGTCGCACATGTACTTCACGCAGTCGTCGTTGAAGCACAGCTTGTATTCGGTGAAAGGGGATTGCAGAACAATCCCCAACACAGCCGCACTGGCAGGATCCATCAGAAGGGTAGATCTTCTTTCGGATCAGCCGCAGGCGCAGGTGCCGCCGCAGGAGCATCACGCTCCTCGACATCGAACACTTGCACCCAGCCGTCGAACTCACCGACTGGATAACAGTCCAGCTTGATCTTGGTCTTCTGACCGTCGGTCAAGATGTGGCCAATGTTCAGCCAAGAGGTTTTCTCCTGACCATCCTTTTGATATGTACCACTAGGTACTACTAAACGCTTTACTCTCTTCATGCGGCACTCCTTGCCTGTTTAACAAACTCCTGTTCAGCCGCCGACAGGCGACCCCATACTGCCTTCCGTTCGTAGGACGACAGTTCTCCAATCGTCTCCTCTAACAGCGAGACATCCTCCGACGCTGTCGCGTCAGAAATACTAGCGGCGACCTCATCGAGGAAGCTGTTGGCGATGCCAAGCAACGCACGCCATTCGGCTTTGAATGCAGTCTTACGACCGGGAGCCGCGTCATTAAAAATATCTACGCGTTCGGTCTCGTTAAGCGTGACGTGCACAAACTCGTGGAAGCCACTCGCGTCCTGCGCGGCCAGCAGTTGCTCGGCCTTGTCGAACTTTGACTCCGCGACCACGTGCTTGAGATCACCGAGATAGAGTCCGATACCACATCCTGTCATCGCGATCGCTTTTACGAGCGCCCGCATTTGATTATCCGAAATCAGCCGGGCGTCCGGGTTGCTGACTGCCTTGTTACGATGATCCATGCACGGCAATTGCATCTCATAATTGATGCCGCACACGTTGACCCCGGCCTTGACCATCATCGTCCCGTCAGGGAACGTGATCGGATCGCCGAAGTAGTAAGTGCTGTCGGGATACTCCTCCGCTAAAGCGTTCCAAGCGTAAGCCCAAGAGAGATACGAGAGCCCGCCCTTCAGTTCGACTCCAGCGCTCACGTCCTTGCGTGACAGCTTGATGTAGCGATTTACTTTATCCATTTAGCCTCCTTGCTCTTCCATCAACAGGCGTTGCAAGTACCACTCGGCCTTGCGTAAATCCTGAAGGCCACCTTTGAAGCGGTGGCGATGAAGATATTTGTGAATGTTGCCGAGCAGGTAATCCTTAACGCCCGACCCTAGTTGCTGGGCGATGTAGTCGATTGCCTCGACCTCACCGACCCGGTAGTGCTGTGGCTTGTTGACCGCGTCCCAGTCTTCCGGGGTGGCGTCGTTGAGCCTGACTGGTGAAACGTCCCTCATGCTCATACGGCAACCTCGAACATGTCGTCGTCCTCTTCCACGTCGTAGTGGTCAGCGAAGAACGTCACCACCGCCATGTAGGGGAAGTCGTCTTCGTCGGTCTCGACCGCGTCACAGTAGCCAGCGTCCAGTGCTGACTGCTTGCTCTTGAAATACAGCGTCGCGTTGTAACGACTCATAGCTTGTCCTCCGCTCTGTTGATGATCTCGTGGGCTTCGTCCAGCAATTCCTCCCACGCACTTACAAACTTCCGATGCTCAATCTCCTGCTCCTCGCAGATCTGAACAATCAACGCGATGTCGAACTCCTCAACCGGGTAGACATTGTTGATTAAGAGGTTGAGATCCTTCGCGTTGTCTTCGTCCTGCCATGTCATATTTGCCTCCTTGCCATCCGTTAGCACGCGTAACACTCTTTGAAGTAGAGTGAGCCTTGCGGCACGAAGAACGCTGGCCGGGGTAGATCACTCCGCCAGAATTCCTCCTGCTTCGCCTCGCTTGCGTACATGCCGCCGTGAATTTGATAGGTGCCGTTGAGCCCGGTCACGAGGTAGAAGAACCTGTCGTCCGGGTCGGACTTGTGAATGATCAGGCAACCGTTCTTGCGCTGAGTGCTTCGCACGTCAACGTCGTGAACGTCGGTGTCGCCTCGATCCCCCTTGCCGCTCCAGTAGCGGTTCAGGTGCTTTGCGACGGCCTGCTCTTTGAGCACGCCTTCGATGTGGATCTGCCAGTCATTGGCGTTGGTCTCTAATCCATGAGTCGGTTTCGATCCGTTGGTTTTTAGATTCTCGATCTGCCGCATGGCACCCGCCTGAGCCCCGAGGAGCATCTCGGCGGGAGTCAGTCGGACTTCAACCATATTTCTGCCGCAGGAAATTTATGCTGACTGGTAGTTCGTCGAATGAACCATCATCAACCTCATTCAAAACCCAAATCCCTGACCATGTTTGGCCTGTGTTTGTCTGGGGGGTGAGGTAGTCCTCATCGTGCTGGTAGTAGATACCCGCGAAAATTCCTGTGATGCGCTTACCGTCGGCCCGTGTACCGAACGCAATGTCGCGTTGCTGTACGTGCCCCATGACGCAGGACATGAACTTCTTGGTGAGCATCGTGCGTGCACTGCTGACCGGGCGACCCATCACACCTGAAGTGTGATAGTGCGAATAGCAAACACCATCCACCACCACTGGCTCCAAGAAATCGTAGACTTCCCAGCCGTGCTCTTCGAGGTTGAAGTGGTCACGGGTCAGCATGGTCTCTAGTTCAGCCTGCTTCTCTACGGCCCGGTCGATCCTGTACTCATGGTTCCCGGTCGTGAAGACCAGACGTGGATTCCACGCCTTGCGCTTACCGCGCTTGCGTCGCTCGATCTCCTTGTTGATCGGTGCCATGAATGCGTCCATGGCCTCGTTGCCACACTCGATGTCCCGCCAGTAGCGGCGACCCTCGAAACTTTTCTGACCCTTGTCGTAACTGCTCAGGCTTTCCATATCCCAGAAATCCCCGATGCAGACGATGGTGTCCGGGAGTTGATCGACACAATGCAGGCCAGCCCATGTCAGGTGCTCAGTGCTACACCCCGGTTTGTGCTGGACATCAGGTAAGATAAGGTGCCGAGTCCCGGTAGATTGGCGGGTAGACTTCATACTCTTTGATCTCCTCTTCCGTGAGTCCGTCGAGTTCTTTGACGATTGCGAGGTAGTGCTTTCCGATTTTTGCGTGGTTGGCTCGGGCGTACTGGGCTCGGCTTTTGCATTCCGATCTCCCCAGAAGCGCATTGAGTTCAGCGTCGCTTTCAGATCTGCCATAGATCCCTCCGTGGATCTCTCTCCATAAGTTAATGTGTTGAACCGGGTGGGACTCGACTTGCTTGTGAGCCCATGCAGACAGAACGAGACAGTTCTTCGGATCGAAGCGCACTGCCCAGTTCCCTCTCCCGATGAAGTGGGATAGCTGGAGACCTTGCGGATTGTCGGTGTAGTCCTTGCCAGTAAGCTGGCATGTCCAACCAGCCGCCCGGCGCAGGGCGTCACTCATGTGCTTATCCGCAGTGAGTCTCTTGATGCCACCGAAGGCCATCAGTGAACGAGCCTCAGATGGGGTTTCTTGTTGTCTGGCTCGAAGTCCGGGCGCAGGTCGAGGGGGTGTATCCACACCACGCGTAACCCGTCTGTCAGTTGGTCGATATAGTCGTCGGCCTCTTCGCCACTGAATCCCTCTCCCGCTAACTTTTCCCAAACCTTCTCCGCTACGTAACAGGGGATCGGTGTCCCCTCCGGGTCATAGACACACCCGACTAGGGCGTCCGCAAATTCCTCTAACAAAACGATATCCTCGTACTCATCCATAATCCTCATCCTCGCCCTCGGGCTCGGGGTCATCGATAGTCCACCACTGCATTCCGCCGGGGAGCGTTGCCTCCTCCGGTGCGGGCGGTAGCTGGGTTATCTTTTTTCCCGAGCGCAGGAACTGCTCAACTTCCTTGTTCAGTTGCTCGCGCATATCATCCTTCTTCATTGCTCTTCCCCAGAGCCATCGCGGTTTGGACATGACTCATCACGATGCCTCTTAAATGTTCTGGCACATGAGTTTCGTAAAAGGCCCGTTGCCGGGCCTTGTCTGGTGCCATCGCTAAGATTGCTTCGGCGTAGTGTCTTGGTGGGTGCTGGGCATCCCACCATGCCTTGGTGCTCACAACTCGCAGGCGTCACCAACGCAGGCCGCAGTCTTCGCGCCCTCGGTTGTGTCGCCCCTCTCGTAGCTTGGGAACAGAGACCAGTCGATGACCGGCATCGCTTGCTTCATGATGTCGTACTCGGCCTGATCGATAGCCTCATAAGGGGCTTGACGATAAGAGCCTCCATCGTGAGGAAGGAAACTACAGCCAGTTACCGAATCCCAGTTATCCCATACCCATTGGCAGACAGAGAACCACGACGAATCGTCATAATAGGTAGTAGCGCTGACCATATGCGTGGCCCACGCCTCGCCGTACAGCTTCGCGAGTTCAAGCTGATCAATGCTCGACATGTTCTCGACGCAGAGAGAATGCTCTGGCGATTCTTGAACGAAGTCGAAGACCATCGTGCTCTCGGGAGACATGACACACGGCTCGTGTGGCACACCCTGATCAATCAGGAACTGGGTGATTGGATCGCCCATCGATTGACGCACCCGGCGTATATAGTGCTTGCTATAGCGTGGATGAATTCCGCTGGAAACCGAGCATAATTGAGAAATTGTCCCGGACGGTTTCACGCAACTGACTGAGTGCGAGGCATTGATGCCTAGCCGCTCTGCCCATTCCTCGTTGACCTTCTCCGCGTGATCACGCAGTTCAAGCAACCAGCGACGCGTCTTGCCCTTGCCGTCCTGACCGCTCATGGTGGTGTGATCGCATATCCCAGAAAACGAAATGCCGAGGAGTCGCTCACGCTCCAAACTGTCTCGCCACGCCTTGCGAACATAGCCCCAGTTCGTGAGTGTCGATTGCAGTGTGCCGAAGATGGCCGCAATCTCGACCTTCTTCTTCAGCGACGCCAGCGTGTCGTTCGGTCTGATGATGACCTCTGACAAGTTACATGCTGAACCACCACCGAATCCGCTCGGGAGTGCGATCTCGGCACAAGGATTGCAACCGAATTCCTGATCAGGGTCACGGCGTCCGTGCTCCGCAATCTTCTTCTGGATGCCCTCGCGGTTGAAGATGCCGCGCTCCCCGGAGTATGACTCGTAGAGAGACTTCATCTCGTTCTGGAAGACAGCGAAGTCTGGCTTCTCGGTGTAGGCCGCTGAGTTGTTGGCCAGTGCCCGGTTGCCGTGCGCGTCGTACCATGCGCCTGACTTAGCGAGCCTCATGCGATCATCCGAGACGTTAGATAGGCTCAGTTCCGCCGCTCTTCGCACCCCACCAACTACCACCGCTGATGCTATATAGGTATGTAGATCCAAGCACTCTACCGAAGACAAGCGCCTACCCTTGGCACCGGAAAACACCCTGATCACGTTCTCGAACAACTCAACCAACGGGGCCGGGCCTGAACTCCTGCCGCCGAATGTGACGAGCCTGCTACCCGCAGGTCTCACCTTGCTAACGTCCCAGCTTGGAATGTGACCGGCGTACAGCAGTGAGATCAGTTGACGCAGTGCTGAAGCCCAGCCCTGCTTCGAGTCGGCGACCGTGATTACCGTGTCGCACTTCTCTAGTTCGTCGGGCACCTCTGGCATCTTGGCGAGGTACTGTCGCTCTACACTGAAACCGTAACCACACCCGTTCATCAATAACCAAAATGCTTCATCGAACGAGCGTTGATCGACGGCGGAATACGTGCAATTGAACCCGGCGGCGTTGTCGCGTTCCAGAGCAGGGCCAGCAGTCCACAGACAGCGAGCACTCGGCATGACCGACATGTCCTCGATTGCCTTGGTGAATTTCTTCGCCTCCTCATCCGTGATCATCTCCTTGTCGAGCCAGAAGTCCGTGTATCGCTTACACGTTTCTGGCCATGTTTCCCTTCGACCCTCAGAGTCCAACCACCGTGCGTAGCGACTTGCATGGATCAGCGTCATGTAATCATCAGGCTTCAAGATCAACGCCCTCCAAGTACTCGACCAGTGATCGGCGAACTCCGCCGTAGGCGACCAGTACGGTCAGCGTCATTACAATAAGTTCAAACATAAAACTCTCCTGAGTCGTTAAATGAAAATTTAGGAACAGAACTCCGCTCCAAGTTGCTTGCTAGATTCCAGTTCGTTGATGCGAGCGATCATTTCTCTGGCATCAATGGATTCCACGAAGGGGATTCCGTCGAGGTGGGAGTCGTATCGATCTTTGGCGTACTGCTTTGCGTCTCCCTCATCGGCAAACCATCGATTGTGACTACCTTGGCTGACTCTCCAGACAACCATGTCTCTTCCTCCATATTGATTGGCTTGTACATGCGTGCCCGGCTGTTGCAGAGCAGGCGTGCGTTCTCGTGCTGGTAGAGACCGACCGAGCCGTGCCAGCTACTGAATCTTGATTTCAGAACTGACAGGTAGTAGTCGGCACCCGATTCGTCATCGACTGGCTGGCCTTGGCTTCTCGCTTCCCGTTTGTCTGGGTCAGCCCAGAGGGTGAGAACTGCGGCGGCGGCACCAGTGAGGTGTGTCGATCCGAGGAACGCAGACTTGTCTGGCCGCGTCTTCTCGCCCATGCCACCTGACGGCGGTTTCCTCAAGTGATGAACCAAAAGTACTGCGACCTCATAGTCACGGGCCATTGAAGCCAGCCGCGTGATGAAGTCACGCTCGGCCTCGACCTCGTTCGCCATGCCCACCTGCATGAGGGGGTCGATGATGATCAGGTCACAGCCCAGCATCGTCTTGCTGACCCGGATGAAGTTCAGTACTGCCTCCGGGGTGATGACATTCGTTGAGTTGTGCAGATAGATGCGACTGTCCGCCCACTCAGCGAAGCGCTTGACGTAGGGTAGGTGTGGCTCAGATTTGCAGGCGCTCTGCTCACTGAGGAGTTCCAGTGTAAAATCACTGGGCATCTCAAGCGACATAATGGCAACTCGCCGACCTTGGTTAGCCGCGTGGAGACCCCACTGAGCCGCGAACGTCGACTTGCCTGTGCCCGAATAGGCTCCGAAGATCGTCACGCCCCGGAGTGGTAGAGAGAACAGCCCCTCTAATTTGGAAATGGGTGGCTTGATGCCGTCGTCGCCCCGTTCGCGCCTCTCGACAATCTTTTCGTAGAGGTCGGTGGGGTCGGCGATATCAAACAGCCCGTTCTCCCTGAGCCAGTCTTCATCATTAAACAATGTCGTCCTCATTTTGCTTGAGACCTTCCAAGACCTCCTCAAGCAGGGACATGATCCCTTGGTTGTCGAGGGCGGATACGTCGTAGTCGAGACCTTCGAGGAACTCGACCGCGTCGTGCAGGCCAAAAGCGGCCTGCGGCTTGGGTGGGGTGTAGCGTGTTGTGTCGTACATTTTACCTGCCTCCATGCGTAGGTGATTTCGTTAGCCCGGATGCCCTTCCATAGCGCCCGTTCGTCTGATGATCGAGATACATTTCCCATCCCTCGGCCACTTGGGCCTCGGTGCCGACTGCCTGTAGGCGCTCGATGAGGTCAAGGGCTATGCCCTCTACCTCCTCACCGGCTTGCTCCCACTGGCCCAGATCGAAGTCGAGCGGGCGACCGATCTCATCCGATCCAATTTCGTTAGCCCACGAACCAATCGATCTGATCTTGGCCGCGACACCAAAGCGTCGCCGGGACTCGCCAAGGGCGTTGGCCAGCTTGCGGAGTACGTCGTCGCCACTCTCGTTGCGGTGGAGCACTACGCTCCTGACTGCTTCGAGGTAGCCGTGTCGAACTGCGTGCCGGTAAGCGCCGTGGTAGGCGAGTCGGAAGTCGACCATGTTGTCGAAGATGGATGCCACTTGAAGGACGGCATCCTTGTCCCACTTCATACGTTGCTCGCTCATAGAATCCACTCCTCTTCAGAATCAACGTCCTCGTACTCTTCAAACCGCATGATGATTTCCATCGGGTCGAGCACCGAGATGTCGTGCAGTTCGCCAGCGATGTACATCTCATCGACCGGGGTGGTGATTGCCACGTGTGCGCCAGCGCCGGGCTTAACCCGATACCAGTCATCCTTGGGCGGCGGTTGCAGGTAGTGGTTCAGATATGTCTTGCTTCTCATAACGATTTCCTTATCGAAAGAATGAAGAGGCGGTCGCCTCATATTTGTTACCCGGCGTGCCCATGTTTTTGGGCGGCGGGAGTGTAGTGAGGGAAAAACAAAAGCGTTAAACAGTCCCCTCACTGTTGATATCCCAGATGATCTTTTCCGCTGGGCCTGTGCTTGCGATATCCACGCTTGTCCGCCTTCTTGCGGTCGGTCATGACGTGGGCCTTGTTGTAGGTGCGGCTGTGTCTAGCCACTGGGTTGCGTGTCTTGCTCATGGCATCAGCCTCCTGAGTCAAATAATTAAAAAAAAGGCAACTCTGATCAATTTTGTCCTCATCCGACCGGGGTTTGAGTTGCCATACGTGAGACAATTGGCCCCCCAAATTTCGAGTGTTGCTGGGGCACAAAAAAAACGCGAGTGTTACCTCGCGTCGTTCGATCTGATGAATCCGAGCACAGCGTCGTAAGTGTCGTCGACGCCCATGTCCGACAGGGTGGGGCACTCGTTGACCACGAACGCTACCAACTCCTCGAACATGTCCTGCACGATCTCCATCTGCTCCTGCTTAGTGAGCACAGGCTCACCCGTTCCAATGCTAATCACGTTACTCATTAAATCCTCCACTCATCCAATGCCCTGCATAACCCAAGGCGGCTATCCATCCGAAGACCGGGATACAGCACAGCAGTGCTATCCATAGGCACCCGGTCGCAAACTGAAGTAACTTCATCAATCCATCCTCCCGTCATTCCATCGTGCGTTGATACCGTGCTCTCGCAGGAACTCAATGGCGGGCTCTGCCGCCGCGTGTGAACTCACGTTGCCCTGCGCTACCTGTCGGATCACGACAAGCGGCTTGGCGATACGGGCGCGAGGCTTGACGTGCCAGACCTCGATGCCAGCGCCGAGGACGCATGAGCCACGG